ATCGGAGTCGCATCACGAAAGGACCAAAAGCTATTTCAGTCTTGTCACATATTACATAAGCAAGGCAGATACTTCATCGTCCATTTTAAAGAGCTCTTTTTATTAGATGGAAAGCCATCTAATTTATTAGAAAACGATGTACATCGTAGAAATACAATATCAACATTGCTAGCCGATTGGGGACTCATATCAATAGTTAATCCTGACCTAGCAAAAGAGATTGCTCCATTAAGACAAATTAAGGTGATTCCCTTTAAGGAAAAATCTCAATGGGAGCTCTGTCCAAAATACAATATTGGGAACACGCAAAAACAGGATGACATCAAAAGAACAGACTAAACTTTTAAAAACACTACAACTTATACCAAAAAACAAATCTATGGAAGAGCAAATAACATTAATGAAATACTTATATGTTTTTACTTCTGGATTAGCAATTGGTATATTTTCACAAATTATTTAAAACAAGCGTCAAGCTGTTATAAATATAATTGAAGAATGCGGCATTGAGCCGGTTCTCATAACCTTGCTATATAGGAGGAACTTAAAATGGTAAGAAATACTTTGAACGTACCACGTTCGCTATTCGTTGGATTTGACACATTATTTGAAGACCTGGAAAGGATTCATCAAAGTGCTAGATCTGGAAATGATAACTACCCACCACACAACGTCGTAAAGATCGATGAAGAAAAATTCTTAATCGAACTTGCTGTTGCTGGATTTAAGAAGGACGATATTGATATCGAACTCAAAGACGGAATTCTTAAAATCAAAGGTGAAGTAGAACCAAGTGATCGTGAATATGCTTATAAAGGCATTTCATCTCGCAAATTTGAGAAGAGCTTCCGCCTCTCAGAATTTGTCGTAATAGATGGTGCAGATCTTGAGGATGGAATACTCGTAGTGTATGCTAGAGTTGAACTCCCAGAAGAAAAGCGTCCTAGGAAGATCGAATTAGGGTCTACTGGGTCAAAGAAAAAAGCCTTTCTCAAAGGCTGATGACGGCGAATCTCAGTAGAAAAACTTAAACTTCTACTGGAGAAACATAATGAAATCTATAATCCATATGATTGGAAAATATGATGACGTTAATGAGGCCTTAACTACTTTGATAACTGGATTAGCTGCTATTAGTTTAGCACCAATCACAATCATGTTTTCTTTGTAGTTGAGCCACTTGAACTCATGCGGGGCTAAGAAATTAGCCCCCACCTTTTGAAAATAAAGTGAAAAAAACGTTTACAAAACGACTAAACTATGGTATAATATATACATGCTTCAATTCTATACAAACGTTTCTCGATATGGCAATCAAATTCTTTTACGAGGATATGATCATGGTCGAAGAATCGAAAAGAAAATCAAATACGAACCAATCCTTTTTACATCCACAAATCTAAAAACAAATTGGAAAGCTCTTGACGGAACTCCTGTCGGCGTAGCAAATGCTGGTAAGAGATTCGAATCTATGAGAGCAGCCAACGAATATGTAACAGCAAACAAAGGAGTCTCTGGTAAAACAATCTATGGAAACACGAAGTATATTCCTGCTTTTATCAATGACTATTATCCTGGCAATATAGAATTCAATCGAAGCACAATCAATGTCGCAACAATCGATATTGAGGTTGCATCCGATGATGGATTCCCTGAGCCAGAAAAGGCTGATCATAAAGTTATATCGATCGCAATGAAAAGTAATATTGGAGAAACATATTACGTTTGGGGTCTTGGCGACTATGATGTAGAACAATCGTATATGAAAGAAAACCTCGTAGTATATCGTAAGTTTGATCGTGAAGATGATTTGCTTATTAATTTTATTACGCATTGGTCTTCACAGCAACATAGTCCAGACGTCGTCACTGGTTGGAATACAAGGTTCTTTGATATTCCTTATCTTGTTAATCGTATTAATCGTATGCTTGGCGAAGCTTATGTTAAAAGACTGAGTCCTTGGGGTATGGTTGATAGACAAGAAGTAACTAAAATGGGTAGAACTCAAACTGCTTATGAGCTTAAAGGTATATCTCAACTTGATTATCTTGACTTATTTAAAAAGTTTGGTTATTCATATGGGCCACAAGAGTCGTATAAACTTGATCATATTGCTCATGTTGTACTTGGTGAAAACAAACTTTCATACGAAGAATATTCTAATCTTCATACTTTATACAAACACAATCATCAAAAGTTTATTGACTATAATATCAAAGACGTTGAGCTTGTAGATCGTATAGAAGATAAGCTTGGATTGATTACACTTTGCATGACAATGGCATATAAAGGTGGCGTAAACTATAATGACACGTTTGGTACCACATTGATATGGGATACGATCATATATCGTAAACTGTTTGCAAACAATATTGTTGTTCCATTTATCGAAGATAAAACAAAGTCAGCTTATCCTGGTGGGTTTGTAAAAGATCCACATGTAGGAATACATGATAACATTGTATCTTTCGATCTTAACTCACTCTATCCATCAATCATTATGCAATACAATATGTCGCCAGAAACGATTGCCAATGGAGAGATTACTCAGTTTGATATTGAAAATGTTCTTACTCAATCTTCTCGTCCCGATAATCGTGGCAAAGCTCTTGCAGCAAATGGACAATACTTTAACACTGATCGACCAGGCATTGTTCCATTTATTATTGATGAAATGTATAAAGAACGGGTGGACATTAAACAACAAATGATCACTGCTCAAAAAGAATTAGAAAAGGTAGATAAAAATGATAAGCAAGAAATGTATCGAATCGAAAGAGATATCGCAATTGCAGAGAACAGACAAATGTCAATTAAGATTCTCCTTAATAGCTTGTATGGCGCTATGGGCAATCGCTACTTTCGTTTTTTTGACCAGCGAATCGCTGAAGCCATTACCCTTACAGGACAACTTACAATTCGATGGGCCGAGTATTCGCTCAACGCCTATCTCAATCGAGTGCTACAAAACAAAGAATGGAAAGATTACATCGTTGCAATCGACACAGACTCTTTGTATGTATGCTTAAATGATCTTGTAGAAAAGGTACAACCAAACAATACAATCGATTTCCTTGATAAAGTTTGTCAAGATGCGTTGGAACCAGAGCTTGAAAAATCTTATGCTGATCTTTACAGCATGTTAGGCGGTGTAGATAATCGTATGGTTATGAAACGTGAAGCAATCGCTGATCGTGCTCTTTGGACGGCAAAGAAACGATACATTATGAATGTGCATGATAACGAAGGCGTAAGATATGCTGAACCTAAAATGAAGATTATGGGTATTGAAGCAATTAAGTCTTCTACACCAGCGCCGTGTCGTAAAGCTCTTAAAGAAATCTTTCATGTTATTATGAAAGAAGATGAAAAATCAGTACAGCTTGCAATCGAACAGTTTAAAAACTATTTCAAAACTCTTGAGCCAGATGAGATTGCTTTTCCAAGAGGAGTAACTCAAGTTAAGAAATGGCAAGATAGAAATAGTCTTTATAAAAAAGGTACTCCTATTCATGTTCGTGGCTCAATTCTATACAACAAACTTGTAGAAGATATGCAACTTAAAAAGAAATATGAACCAATCAACAATGGCGAAAAGATTAAGTTCTTATATCTTCGTCAACCAAATTCAATTCATGAAAATGTAATCTCATTTCCAAACTATCTTCCTGATGAGTTTGGCTTAAAGAAATATATTGATCATGAATTACAATTCCAAAAGACCTTCCTTGACCCAATTGAACCTATCCTAGATGCAGTTGGCTGGAATTCAAAAGAAGTCGCAAGCCTCGAGGATTTTTTTGGATAAAAACGTTTACAAACTACTAAAAGTATGGTATAATATATACCTATGGAGAAAAATATGAAACTAGTAAGATTATCCTCAGGAGAGGAAGTAATTGGCAAAGTAGTAGATAATGGCAGTGACATTACTATTACCGATGGCTATTCTTTAATACCAGCTGGAGAAGGCAAAATTGGATTTATGCCTTTCATGGCTTATACAAAAGCAAAAGAAGGAATCACTATTCCTAAAAACTTTGTTGTATTCATGGTCGATCCAGTCGATGAGTTAGTCGATCAGGTAAGACAAATGGATACTGGACTTGTTACACCTAAGAATAAGATAATATCATGAGCAAAGACTGGGTAAAAGATATACATGACATGCAAACCAAGTATGGTACTCGTGTTTGGATGTCTCAGGCTAATGAAGAACAAAAGAAAAGATTCTTAGAATTTAGAATTGATTTTTTAAGAGAAGAGTTAGATGAAACAGAAACAGCTCTTATAAATATGGATGCTGAAGAAATAGTTGATGGTCTTATTGATCTTTGCGTTGTAGCAATTGGTACACTTGATGCTTTCAATGTCGATCCACANGTTGCTTGGAATGAAGTTCTTAAAGCAAATATGAATAAACATCCAGGAGTAAAACCTGAAAGACCTAATCCACTTGGATTACCTGACTTAATAAAACCAGACAATTGGGAGGCACCAAGTCACAAAGACAATCATGGTAAGCTTAACGATATTCGATAGTATATACGATAATAAAACAAATAAACGTATGGACTATACTAGCTTCGACGAGTTCGAGGCTATCCTGTATAAGCTATCAGAATCTACAAAATATCCAACAAAACAAGATGCGCCTTTATTAAGTCCAGCCATCTATCAACCTGATACTACTCGTGCAAATGATAATGTTGTAGGTTGGGGTGGCTTTGGTATTCTTGATATTGATGACTATGAAGGAGATTTAAAAGATATTGAATCAAAGTATGATAAGTATCGTTATGTTTGTTATTCAACAGCTTCATCTACAGTTGAATCTCCAAAGTTTCGTTTAGT